ACTACTTGCTGAACAGGCTGGATTTGATATAGAAGAAGGTGGACATATTATGTTACACCATGTATATCTTACTAATCGTATGGAAAAGTTCGCCGAGTTGATTGTGAAAGAATGTGTTGAACAATCTATGTCAATTGGTAGATACAATACGCCAAGTGGTATTACTCCAGATTTGTCTATTGCTATTGCTGTAGGATTAAAGAAACATTTTGGAGTTGAAGAATGAACGAAATAACGTTTAACATACAACCTGAACCTATTGGATATTGGCGGTTATCTTATGGAGGTAGTATCTATACCCAGTTTTCTATGTATGGCAGACCAACAGATGAGCAAATTAAAAACACCAAAGAATTGCTTGGCTGGGAATGGATTGATGAAAAGGCACAAGAATGAATGATGTATTAGATATCTTAATACTTATAGCCGTACTTGGACTTGCGTTAGTGTGGATAACTGCGGTGTTCTGTTATGTATTATTTATTTTAGGAGTGTATGATGATTGAGACGATTAATACCTACGAGAGTAGGCCATCACCTGAGCGTGGCAGGATTGTAGAAAAACATAGGAAGATATATCGGTGTACTAAATGTACTAAGATATTCACAACCAAAGAAGAAGCGGAAATACATAAGCACAACCAACTAGGAGAGGGAGATAAATGAGTAATCCAATATCAAATCTTTTACGGAATATATTAGCAAAACCTATTGGTACGTCCGCTATAAACACTCTGCACCAAAAGGACGTAGATTCGCCCGCTATAGACACCCTGCACCAAACGGGCGAGGACGGTGGAGTAAATGTGAAAATGCGGATAGCCGTGTACCAAGGGATAAATGGTACGATTTTAGAACTACTAAGGTTTAAGTCAAATCGCAATGGGTCTGATTGGTATGCAACGCACTACATAGTACAAGACGGGCAGAGGTTATCCGATGCTATCGCTATGTGCTTAATGATGAAGGACTGATATGCTATGCCCAAAATGTCAACACACGAAATCAATGGTAGTGGAGTCGAGGAAGTCCCCCAAACACGACAACTTGAGGAAGCGGTATTGCCTGAAATGTCATGTGACATTCCTAACAAAAGAAGTACTGCACGAAGGAACGCTAAGCCGAGCCGACAAGATACAGAGGCGGAACAACAATGGCCTTTTCCAACCAAAATCTTAACGAAGATAGGCAAGCCGTTAAAAATTAATCCGAGCAACTACGAGGAGTCATTATTTTGAATACAGATACTAAACGCAGAGCAAGGGGCGCAGGTAAGAAGCCCGCATTGTTTTGCACGAGCCTGCGTATACCTAAAGAAGTTAAAGAGTATTTTGATACCCACTTCCCATATACAAAGCAAGCCAAGATGAGAGAAATTCTTACTGATTATGTTCAACAACGAGGAATGAAAAATGAAACTTGACCCTAACTCAAGATCAGGAAAAGTTAGAGCCTATATAGCAAAGCACCCGCACGAATCAATACAAGAGGTGGCGAAGGCTATGGGCGAAGACGAACCTTTTGTGTACCAAGTTATATATAAGATGAAGCAAAAGCTAAAGCCTATAAAGGTAGCTAAGTCATTTAGGGACTTACCACGTCTACTAATCAAGAAGACTGCGCCAAAAGAAATACTTAACGTATGGGAAGTTGGGGATGCTGTAGGGGTGGAAGAACCTAAGGATAAACCCGATGTGGTCAACCATCCTGAGCACTACAAGATAGGTGGTGTGGAGACTATCGACTTTATCGAAGCTAAAAAGCTGGACTATAACCTTGGCAATGCTGTGAAATATATAAGCCGTGCCGACTACAAAGGTAATCGCATACAAGACCTACAAAAAGCTAGGTGGTATATAGATAGAGCAATACTAGCCTCGCATATTGGCTGACCTGACAAATGTCAGAATAATTTTAGTCCACTTCGGTGGACTTTTTTTTGTCTAAACTATTGACAAAGTAAAAACTTGTGCTATATTACTTACATGGCACAAACACCCGAATCAAAAGTCAAAGCATCTATTAAGAAGATACTTCTTAAACACGGAGTATATTACGTTATGCCGATTGGTTCGGGTTACGGCAATGCAGGTGTGCCTGACTTCATATGCAACGTGAACGGTAAGTTCTTAGCTGTAGAGGCTAAGGCAGGTAGAGGCGAACTAACTGCATTACAAATAAAAAATCTTGCACAAATCAATGCAGGTGGTGGTGTCGGGTTAACCATACGTGAAGATATGATGGACTATTTAGAGGGCATGATTAAACTATTAAAAGGTGGATGATGGCTGGAAAATATGTATTTGGATTCTCAGACTATAGAGGTATGCTTGAAAATTTGTACAAAGACAGAGTTGAGTACAGAACGCTAAGTACTAATTGGTTGCCGCCTAGATATGCAGTGGTTAAGATGGTGAACGGTATTCAAGCAGAGACGGTAGTAGATGGATTGTCGTTAAAGACGGCAAAGGGTTATATAAAATTATTACAGGAGTGAGCGATGGAACAAGTAGAACAAGTAGAACTAAGTGCAGGTATTAAGATAATGGTTGAGCGCATGAAGACCAACCCCGAGGAATTCTTTGACGGCGGTGGCAAGTGGAGTTTTATATACAAGGAGTACTACAGGGATGTGCTTACCGAGTATGAGAAGGCAGTCATGCACGTAGCACTAAAAGACCTACGTAGAAAAGAGCTAGATGCCAAGGTCATGTCTGAACTAATGAAAGAACAAGTTAGAGCCCAAGCGTTCGATAGACCTATGGTTGCTAGAGAGGGCACAGTGGTTACATATGATGGCCCTTTGAACTCTTTGAACTCTTGGAAATAAGATGAAGATAATCACACTTGACTTTGAGACGTACTACTCACAGGAGTTTAGTCTTACTAAGATGACGACCGAGGAGTACGTGCGTGACAAGCGGTTTGAAGTTATTGGCGTAGCAGTAAGCGTGGATGGTGGCGAGCCTACTTGGTGTAGCGGCGACAAAGATCATCTATACCAGTTCTTATCCACATACGACATACCCAACAATCTATGTTTGGCGCACAATGCACAGTTTGATGGCGCAATCCTTAATTGGATTTATGGTATCAAGCCTAAGGGTTGGTTAGATACTTTATGTATGGGTCGTGCACTGCACGGTACGCAAGTAGGTGGAAGCCTCAAGGTACTGACTCAGTTCTATGACGTAGGCGTTAAGGGTTCGGAAGTAGAGGATGCTAAAGGATACCGACGGGGTAACTTTACGCCTGAGCATCTAGCCCAATACGGTGAGTACTGCAAGAACGATGTAGCAATTACGTTTGAGCTGTTCAAGAAGATGAGCCACGGCTTTCCACGTACTGAGCTACGTCTAATTGATTTAACCGTGCGTATGTTCACCGAGCCAGTCTTGAAACTTAGTTTGCTTACGCTTGAAAAACATTTGTCTGTAGTCAAAATACGTAGGGAAGAACTGCTAGAGAATTTCTCCGAAGAAGACTTAATGAGCAACGATAAGTTTGCCGGGTTACTCCAAGCTTTCGGTGTGTCTCCCCCAAGAAAAATAAGTAAGACAACAGGTAAAGAGGCTTGGGCATTTGCTAAGACCGATGAAGAGTTTAAAGCATTGCTTGACCACTCCGACCCCGAAGTACAAACTTTAGTGGCAGCGAGGTTAGGGGTTAAGGGTACGTTAGAAGAGACAAGGACACAAAGGTTTTTAGAGATTGCACGTAGAGGCGCTTTACCCATACCACTTAGGTACTACGCCGCCCATACAGGACGATGGGGTGGGGACGATAAAGTTAATCTGCAAAACTTGCCGAGAAATTCAATGCTCAAGTTTGCGATTAGAGCGCCCGAAGGTTATGTAATGATTGACTCAGACTCATCACAAATTGAAGCAAGAACCTTGGCTTGGTTAGCAGGTCAAGACGATTTAGTTAACGCATTTGATAAGGGTGAAGATGTATACAAAATCATGGCATCTGCTATCTACGGCAAGGCGATCACGGAGATTACCAAAGAAGAGCGGTTTGTCGGTAAGACGACTATTCTTGGTGCGGGCTACGGAATGGGCTCGACTAAATTCAAGAACCAGCTTAAAACTTTTGGTGTTGAAGTTACGGACGAAGAAGCAAAGCGAATTATTGATACGTACAGAGC